GCTTTGGCTGAGGATGCAGCTGCATTCCAGGGCGATGGTACGAGCACCTATGGTTCCATCACCGGAATCATGCCAAAGATCAAGGGACTGTCTGCAACCTTTGCAAACATCGCCTCGATGGTTGTCGGTCCATCCGGATCACAGACTGCACTCTCCAGCTTTACCCTGGCGAACTTCCAGTCGATGGTCGCGAAGCTTCAGCCATATGCCACGCAGCCACGCTGGTACATGCACAAGCAGGTGTTCTACAACGGCGTCGCAGACAAGTTGATTGCACTCTCCGGAAACAGCATCATGGACATCCAGAATGCTTACGGTCCTGAACCAACACTCTTCGGTATCCCGATCTCGTTCGTTCAGAACATGCCAAGCGCAACGGGCGTATCCAAGACGATGGCAGTCCTCGGAGATCTCTCCAAGGGTGTCGCGTTCGGCGATCGTCGTGGTGTGAGTGTTGAGGTCTCCGATCAGGTCAAGTTCATCGAGGATGCGCTTACCTTCAAGGCAACCGAGCGCTATGCGTTCAACTGCTTCGATGTCGGAAACGTCACCGCGACAGTGGCCGATCAGGTTCCTGGTTCCATCATCGTTCTCCAGGCTGCCGCTTCGTAGGCTGTCTGACTTCGCAGTCAAGGGGAGCGGGATACCATTCCCGTTCCCTTTTTGTTTTTAGGATGTACACATGCCACTCACAAGAACTCAAGCACTCGACCGACTCGCATGGATGACCGCATCCGACCAGTATCCGTTCCTCGATTCGACCGCTCTACAGCAGCTCGTGGACGATCACGCTCGCTGGACCGTCTGGACCGCATCCACAGCCTTCGTCGTTGGCGACATCATCATCCCGACTGTCGCGAATGGCAGACTGTACCAGTGCGTGATCGCAGGGACATCGAGCGCCACTGAGCCACAGTTTCCGCAGTGGACCAGGACAACCGGCTACAGCGTCAATGACGGATCAGGTGACCTCTTGTGGCAGGACATCGGTCCCGCGAACGTCGAGCGCTATGACATCCGCACAGCTGCGCGACAGGGCTGGATTCGCAAAGCGTCCAGCATCACGCACCTCATCGATGTGAAGGACGGTCAGGTCGACGCTAAGATGGCCGTGCTCCGTGAGCATTGTCTCGACCAGGCGAAGCGCTTCTCACCGATGGTGTTCGTATGATCCCGGCAGCTTACAGCACAGCGCTCAAGAACGCGATCCAGGCGTATTCGTACGCAGACCGTGTCGCGATCTGGCGAACCGTCAATCAAGCAGATGGCATCGGTGGCGTGTCACAGCACTGGATACAGGTCGCTGAGATTCGTGGCACGATATCCAACACCGGCGATACCGAAGGCGTGGTCGGTGGCATGATCGAGCAGTCTGGTACATGGACGCTTACGTGTTCACCAGACGTCGAAGTCAAGGCCGATGACAGAATATACACCAGCGGGAATCCACAGAACCTCGCGCCATACTACGAGGTCATCGGATCAGACTACGGTCACACGAACGCAGTCAGTCAAACCATCGGACTCCGCGCCAGGACAAACGGCTAAGTGTATCCACTGCGTGGTGCAAGCTTCGCTGTCATCGCACCATGATATGAGTGAAGTTATTGATGGGGTGTATGCATGAGTCCTGAGATGTGGGTCCAAATCGGAATACAGGCGTTTATCACGACGGTGTCAATCGGTGCCGCTTGGGTGGCATTGCAGGTCAGGCTGACGCGCCTGGAGACTCAGGTGGCACACATCATCTCGACGCTCGATGGACAACAGCAGGAAGTTCGCCGCATCGAACAACGGCTCGGTAAACTCGAGAACAAGGTCAGCGCGTTAGAGGCAATCATACAAAGATGAACTCAATATCAATCAAAAGACTCGTGGTCGTTGTGATCGTGGCATTCGTAGCTGCATTCACCTCGGTATTTGGCGATGGCGTCAGAACATCCGAAGCACACGACCTCAGCGAGCTCGGCGCAGTGCTGGCACTCTACGGGAGCAAGGCGGTAGCGGCGGGTGTCTCCGCTGCGGTGTCATCTGTGCTGGCGTTCTTGACGATGCCGTTCAAGGGTGTAGGAATCAATGCTTTGAAGGTGGGTAAATGAACCTGCAAAACTTCTCTGTAGTCAAGGAGCCAGCACCATCAACTGACTGGCGTGTCTTTGGTGACATATACGACGATGCAGGAAACCTTACGGGTACGTTTGGGCCTGATGGTACATCTGTCAATATCTGGTGGGTGACTCAGGATGAAACATTCCAGTTTGGTATTGTCAGTCAATTTGCGGTGATTATGGCACAACAAATCACACAGGGTACATCCGAATAATGGCTACTTATTACGTTGCGACATATGGCTCCAATAGTAACAACGGCACAAGTGCCGCGACACCTTGGCTATCAATCTCGTTTGCTGTAGGTGCGGCATCTGGTACTAATCCGGGGCTTGCTGCCGGTGATACTGTTTGGGTTGCACCCGGTGTGTATCGTGAGACGCTTAGTGCAGCTCTACCATACGATGGTGGCAGCGGCACAGTCGGTAATCAGATCAACATCAAGGGTGACCCGCTGGCTACGCAAGCGTGGACGGCAACATCTGCGGGTGTTGTTAGGTGGACTGTATTCCCTACAGATATAACCAACCCATCAGGTCCTGCTTATAATCAGTTAATAGCAACAAGTAAAAACTATATAAACTGGGAATCTTTGTACTTTGACACTAGGGTAAGTGGTTATGCAATTAACCTTACGACCTGCCAGGGATGGACTTTTACTAAGTGCGTTTTCTCTGTAGTGCAGTTGAACTGTCAAATCTTTGCGATGACGAATACGGCTGGAACTCCATACGACTTCACACTTGATAGGTGTGTACTTTTAGGTGGTCAATGTTGCAGCATTTCATGTGCACGTCATTCGAGTACATACGATGTCAATATAAACATCAAGGATTCTATATTTTTAGGATGTCCACCAACGGGCCAGGCTTTAGTATTTACACAATCCGGTACTGGTTCGGATGGTAACGGCGTAAAGATATACAACAGTCATTTCCAAGGCTTTGATAGTCAAACAATCTACATATCCAGCACAAACACCACTCATAACAGCATAGTCAAAAACTGTGTTTTGATTCGTGGGAACATCTTTGGTGGCACCACTGGTGCCGTTGTTCAAACGTACAACCGTTTGATTAACGTGACCCTTCAAAACACAGCCACATCAGCAACGACAGTTACAACTGGTAGTGCTGGTTTATCGCTTGGTTATGAACGTATCAACGGCTTGACGGGTAACGATTTATTTGCACCTTACCCAAACAGTCCTAATATTGCATTCGGTAATAGCACCGATGCGCCTACGGTTGACCTATATAGCGCAACATGGGCAGGCAATCCTGATGCTGGTGCAGTGCAGAAACTTGCGGCCACTGGCAGTTACTTGCCAACAGAGCGCAACGCGTCGACAATCACAATTGCCCCCGGCTCAACATCACAAAGTATTGAACTGTATCTAGGTGCTACAGGCCTCACAGCCTCCACTGCTGGTCTCTCAGCCCGCTACAACCGCACACGCACTGCAAGCGTATCTATTCCTCTAGTAGCCCGTACAATCGCTCAGGCGTGGACTGCTGGTGGCTTTGCCGAGGTGGACGCTACCAATATGCCGGGCGTGTATCGCTTAGACTTGCCTGATGCTGCATTGGCTGCTGGTGCTGACGATGTCACTGTAGTGGTTAGAGGTGCGTCTGGTACTAACGGCGCGGTCATGACGGTCAAACTGAGCAGTGGTGGCTTGACATCAGCGCAGACGGCATCTGCTGTTCTTGATGCTTTAACAGACGATCATCAGATACATGGAACGTTTGGATATAACTTGCTTCGTGCAGATGCTCCGTCGAAGGAAGGTCTGGTCACGCTTCATCAGTCTGGTGGCATCAGCCGAGTGGATGCTGACGTTCACGCTATTGCAAACGACACGGACGCCGCCACGGAACTTAAGGGCGCTCTCCTTCACAATGGGACCGACTACATCTCCGCTGAACTCCTGTCGCCAGTGTCAGCTGCGACAAGTGTTCACATCGGACCTTATCAACTCCTGGCTGATGGTCTCGGTGCAGATCAGCCACTCGATGTCAATGTGGGAACCGCCACGAGTATCGATGTACAGGTCACGGATGCGAATGGCACAGGCATCGATATCACTGGCGCAACGGTCACCGCTAAGGTTTACAACGCCGGCGGAACTCTGGTCGCGACATACAGTGGAACCGCCACATATGCGGACAATGGTCGATTGTCATTCGGCCTCACGACTACGGTGACGAACACGTCTGGCACGTACACTGTAACTGTGACCAGGACAACCGGCGCGACAGACACGCAGGTATTCGGTCCACTGAAACTCTATGTGAGGCCAGTATGAGTGTGAACATTATCAATGTGACCGAAGACCCGGAACAGGTTGTGCAGCTCGCAGCCTGGACGGGTGACTGGCACACGTACGTGTTGCGTCTGGTGGATTCAAACGGGTCACCGATTGACATCACGACAGGCACTCTCGGAGCGACTTTCACGAACGCCGCCACAGGCATCGCATACAGCTTCGGTGGAGGAAGTGTCACGCTTACGAAGTCAATGGCCACACAGGGCATTGTGACGGTCCTGAACCCGGCTGCCTATCCAACATCAGCGATGGTGCGTCTCACAATCTCGCTCACGGTCTCGACTACCGTGCGACGCTTCGGCCCACTACTCATCGAGGTGCTGGCTCCGTGACCGTTAAGGTTGACCTCTCCGGGTTTGACGATGCGGAGCAACGTTTTCGCATGCTGGCTGTATTTCTCCAGAATGCGGTGAGTGCTTCGTATACCGGAATGATTGCACTGATGACTGGTCCAAAGTCTGGTCGCAGATACAAGATGCCAGGAACAAAGACAACGTATCAAGCATCCGCGCCAGGACAAGCACCAGCTGTGCGAACTGGATTCCTACGGACGTCAATCACTATCGGTAAAGTCAACGACTACGAATACGTCATCAGTATCTCGGCGCCTTATGGCAAGATACTTGAGTTCAAGAAGAATCGTCCATTTGCAATGCCTGCCAGCACGAAGGCATGGAATGTGTTTACAGGCGTGGTGAGGAAGTACTTCAATGGTTGAATCACTGGTCGTCGACGAGTGGATCTATGACACGCTCACAGCTGACGCCACGCTCCAGGGACTGCTGGCTGTCGACAATCGAGCGCCTTCGTACCAGCAGGGTATATACCTATACTACGCGCCGGAGAAGGACCCGATCAGTCTCAAGCAGCCACAGGTTCCATACATCGTGGTCCGTCATTTAGACGCCGGCCAGACCGACACGACATCGGTGTGTGGTGGCCGCATCGTGACCACGTCAAGCCATCAGGTGTGGTGCTGGGACACGCAGTCTGGTGCTGTGTCGATGGCACGCATCAAGGGCATCGTGGACAGAATAGACACGTTATTGAACAAACAAAGCGTAGACACAACCACTCCTATCTTTTTCCTGAATCGCGCGAGCGTCAGCTCATCGATAGACGTGTCCCAGGATGGACGCGTCGACAATGGCATAGCTCAAGTCTATGTCGCCACAATAACACCATAGAGGTAACTATCAGATGGCCCGTCCACTACTCGCAAAAGACGTAACACTCACAATCACTTTCACGGCAGCTGCACTCACGGGTGACACAACTGCACTCCCGACAACGACTGCGACTTCGGTCCAGTGTCTGGCAAAGTCGTTCTCGACAACAATCACACAGAACATGGTCAACGCCACGGCACTCTGCGCGACATTTGAAGCATCACTTCCAACGACACAGGCTGGCACGGTCAACCTCGAGCTGTATATCGACAACACCGTCGGACCATTGTTTCAGAGCAAACTCGGATTCGGGTGTGAGATTGATGTCGACCTTGATGGCGCTGCTTCTGTTGCTGGCAATGTCGTCAAGTATTTTGGTATGGTCACAGAAGCAGGGCTGTCCCTGACTCCGGAAGAAACACAGACCGAGACCGCGACCATCAAACTTGGTGTAAGTGGAATCACTGGTCTGTCAGGATCATAATTTGAGTTCAATCTTTGACAACATCCCAAAACTAGAGGGTCGACCGAATCATACGGTAGACATCGAGAGATTTATCGGTGCGCCAGGTTCATTCACATTCCGTGAACCGAAGGCATCCGACCTGTTCCCTCGACCTGAAGTCGAGAAGATGTTAAAGATTGCATTTCCAGAGTTCCCTGCACAGATGCTTCAGATCTTGATGATCATGGCACGGTGTTATGTGACTCAGCCTGGTGATGGTGAAATCAATCCAGCGCGTCGCTTCGCACAGCTGGCCCGTGACCGGTCCGACATCTACCTCTTTGTTGTCGGACAGTTCGCGGCAGCGTTCCCGATTAATATCGAGGAAGCAGTAGACGAAGTCCCAAACGACTAAACGGGGTGGCGCAAAAGATTCTCTACAACAGTGTGAGACATCTGAAGCGTCATCCCCGTGAGACCGATTTGACACTCGATGAATTTGCCGAAGTCGCATGGGCGGGTGAAGTCTGGGAAAATCAGATCGTTGAGATTGTCAAGGCCGTCATGTCGGTCCTGGCTAAAAGGACACTCTAATGGCGCTTGGCATATTCGACATCATCTTTAAAGTTTCAGGCGCTGGTGATGCTGTCCAGTCGCTGAGGAACATCAAGACCGAAGCAAAGTCCACAGCTGATGGTCTTGATAAAACCAAGCAGTCGACTGACGCACTTGGTAAGCAGTTTCAAGGTCTTCTCGCAGGAGCTGCTGTCGCCGGTTTTGCTAAAGGTGCAATCGATGCAGCTGTGTCATTCGACTCAATGCAGCGTGCACTGGCCACGACTGTAGGTTCTACTGAAGAACTCAATGCACAGATGGACCGTTTGCGTAAAGTTGCTCTTTCTCCTGGCATTGACCTAAAACAAACAGTCTCTGGTTTTATCAATTTGAAGGCTGCGAAGTTTACGACGAAGGAAGCAGAGGACGGTTTGCGAGGCATCGGTAATGCTGTCGCATCTGTCGGAGCACCAGCGGAAACTGTTGGTCGTGTCGTCACAGCAATCACACAGATGGCCAATGGACTACAGGTCAATCAGGAAGAACTTAACCAGTTACGTGAAGCACTGCCAAACTTTGGAGTGATTCTGGAGCGTACGTTCGGAACACTCC